TAGAAAAAAGTAATGAAGACGTCGGCAAGGCAATTGAATCCACGGATAAACTTTTATCAATACAAGAGCAATCATTCAAAGATGCTACTGCCGCCGTCGCTAATTACACACTGGCAATGCAAGGGAACCTACTATCCGGGATCGACCTGGGCTCAGCCTTTACGGATCAATTCGATGAAGAAGGCAACAAAACAGGTGTTTCCCTGGTGGACGCTTTTAACGCTCAAATAGCCGAAGCCGAATGGTTCGGGAACGTACTCGAAGGGTTACAAAACTCTGGGGTAGACCAAACTTTAATCGACTACATGGCCGGGCTTAGTCCTAGCGTCGGTGGTGCCCTTGGGCAAGACATGCTAAACGATAAAGGCTTACTCGGGTCAATCAACGAGAAGTGGGTCAATGTTCAAGACCGCACCCGGGAATTGGCAATAGGTTTAGTTCCCGAGTTTATGACTGCCGGGGTCGAATCCGCCGCCGCTATGGTCGTTAGCCTGGCTAAACAACTTGATTATGAACGCGACACCCTAAAAAAATTGGGTAAAGCAATGGCTAAACCAGTCGGTGCAGCGTTCAAAACGCAGTTAGCGAGTGACGTGGCCGCCGCCGTTCGCAACGTCGAAGCGGCATCCACAGCGGCCCGAGCCGAAAGGGTAGCCACGGCAGAAGCCGCCCAACAACTAATCACCGATCAACAGGTCGCCCGGGCTATCGCCAACGTGATCCGCAACTCCGATAGTCGTAGTGGCGCGGTCGTAACCCCGGTGCTCTCATGACCCTACTTATCGTAAAAAAGGTGGTGGCGGGGCCGCGGGTTAATCTTGTGCCTAATCCGTCGTTTGAGATAAGTATTGGAGACTGGGCAGGTGCAAACCCTACAAGCATTTTGACAAGCTCGACGGATCAATCATTCTCCTTAATTGCTTCATGCTTAGGCACGAGAATTACTTCTATTGGAAACTTGGGAATAAACTACCCATTAAATAATAATATTTTGACACAGGGCCTACCTGTCGTCGCTGGCAAAACTTACATTCTTAGTGGTTACATGCGCCCGACCGTAACTCGCAACATTGACTGCGAAATTATTTGGTACGATGCAACAGGAGTAAGTTTATCAATCGTTAATAGTGTGGTGATTACTGGTGTGGCCAACACTTGGCAAAGAATTTCAGTAACAGGAGAAGCGCCGATTCAAGCGGTTTTGGTTCGTGTAAACTTTCGTTTTCTTTCTGCCGGTATAAATGAAATAGGATTTCTTGACGCCGTACTCTTCGAGCAAAGCGCCACGCTTAACCCATATTTTGACGGCACTACCACTGATCCTAGTATCGAAGTGGTTACCCTTGGATGGAACGGGACACCGAACAACAGCACCAGTACCCTGACTTATTTCGTAGATGACCCGTTCGACCTCGACAACATTGACTACAACCTTGCGATAGCCCACGGGCGCTCAGACGTAACCTCAACCCCGACGGCATCAAACGCCCAACTCGTGCTACGCGGTGACACAGGCCCGCTACTCGAATTAGCCGACACGGTAGCAATATCCTTCGACGGTGTACCACGCTTCACCGGGGCTATCAGTGACTTGAACGTGTCATTTATCAGTACCGGCACACCAACGGCGATTACGACGATTACGGCAATGGGTAATCTCGCCAAACTCGGGTATACAGATGTCGGGGCCTCGGGGTACATTGAGCAAAGCGCCCGGCAACGGGTCACCGGAATACTCGACGCCACTGGCCTCGACTACCTCAACGCAGGCGACCCCGATATCACGCTGTACGCGATCCTCGAAGCCGACGCGCAACCCACTACCGCCCTAGATGCCCTGGCACGTATCGCTCAAGGAACAGGGGCGACGTATTACGACGACCCGACAGGCCGCATCATTTTCGAGGATTACGGCAACAGGGGATCGACAACGTTCTCAGGTATATGGGCCAACCAGGTCGGCACCTGGTCAGAAGCCGAAGGCACATGGGCCGACTACCCACTATTCCCACTCAGTTTCAACCTCGAAGCCCCCGGGGTTATCTTCGCCCCGACATGGTCTAAGACATTGACGCCACTAATTAACGACGTGACCGTGACATACGGGCCAGATGAGTCAGTAACCCAAACGGATAGCGCCTCGATCACCCAATACGGGCGACGTGAATACCGGCTCGACACGGGCATAAAAACCCTCAGCGACGCAACCACGCGGGCCGCGGGGATCATGACCGCGCAAGCAAACGGGTTATGGAACCTCGGCCAAATATCGGTGCTCGTAGACCAACTCGACGAAACCGACACGACCGCACTACTCGAGCTCGTATCCGGTGACCTAGTAACCGTGAGGGGATTACCGGCCTCGGGCCCTTACCCGGACTTTAACGGCATCGTTGAGGGCTGGACGGACTCCTACAATAATGGGCAGCACATTATGACACTGTCCATATCAGACCCTAGATTCTCTTTGCAGGTCCTACAATGGGGTCAGGTCGCCCCTGCGTTTACATGGGGAGAAGTTGGCCCGGGCGCCCAATGGTTTGAAATAGTTACCCAATCCGATCTAGTGAGGTTATAAAAATGGCAGTCACCCCGGTAGGCAATCCTTATGTGGAGTCCTCCGACCTAGTCGCAAACTATCCCGGTGCCTCTGAGGCGCTAGCGGAGCGTATTGACATCGTCGGGGTAAACCCTTTTGCTAACGCGGCAGCGCGTGACGCCGCAATACCAAGCCCGGTACAGGGCCAAATGTGCAGCCTTAACGACGACAATAAGGGGTACCGTTACGACGGTAGTGCATGGATACTTTTTAGCGGGGCCGGTGACGCGAACTTCACTAACGCGGCCACCGGCACATACACGACTGGCGGCATAAATTACAAGTACATAACCTTCACTGGTAGCGGGGAACTCGTGTTAGATAAACCCGGATTGGCAGATATTTTAGTCGTGGGTGGCGCTGGTGGCTCAGGTAACGGCGCCAGCGGTGTCGGTAACGGTGGTGGTGGCGGTGCTGGTGGATTAATAAACGCGCCCACCTTTTATTTTCCCGCTGCTGAAACAATCACAGTAACTATTGGCGCTGGTGGTGCGGCTACCACCACTGGAAGCCGCAGCAATTTCACTCTATTTGTTGGATTTGGTGGCGGTGGTGGTGGGAGTCAATTTGTTAATGCTTTACCAGGCGGTTCGGGCGGTGGCGGGTTTGGTGGCGGTGGCGGATCACCTACTGCGGGCGGTGCTGGAACATTTAACCAAGGAAACGCCGGGGCGACTGGAACTAACAACGGTGGGGGCGGTGGCGGCTTTACTGCCGTGGGTGCTGTAACTGCGGGCGGCGCTGGTTTATCTAGCGCAATAACCGGCGCGCCGGTCACATATGCCAAAGGTGGCGACGGTACTGGTGGTGTCGCTGGTGCTGCAAATACTGGCATCGGAGGATCAGGGAATAACGGTTCCGGTTTTGCCGGTGGTTCCGGTGCCGTAATAGTTAGGGTGGTGGTGTAAATGGCTCATTTCGCGCAAGTCCAAGACGGTATAGTCCGCAACGTGATTGTCGTAAATAACTCTGATTGTGGCGGTGGTGACTTCCCTGACTCCGAACCTGCCGGGCAAGCGTTCATCGCTGCTATCGGTATTGATGGGGACTGGCTACAAACGTCCTACAATGGAAATTTTAGGGGCCAGTACGCTGGTCAAGGCATGACCTACGACCCGGTACTCGACGAGTTTATTAGCCCACAACCAGAGGAGCCCTTAAGTGAGTGAAATAGATCAAGAACTACACGTGGACACGCCACCCGAACCGGTGGAGCCCAAGAAAAAGCCGACGTCATCGAAGCACCCCAAGTTGGCTACCGAAACCGAACGCGCTAGGGCTATCGTCCGAGCCAAACTCAAAGGGTAGAACCGTGGACTTTACGGACGTCGTCGGGCTCGTAGCCACATCATTAGCCGCCCTCGCCATCATGGGCACCGGCCTCGTGTGGCTCATCCGCAACGTCGTCCGGGATGAGATCAAGAAAGCGACCCTCACAATACAACCGGGGTTCCGTAACGGTGGGGAATCATTGGCCGATGTTGCCGCGAAAGTCGACCGGATCTCCGAGAAGCTGGGTCTCTCATGAAGCATTGGCTCGCCTCCACGTGGGAAGGCTCAATAGTCAAAATAGCGGGCGGCGCCGCACTCGGTGCACTACTTTCGTGGCTCGCAACGGCAGACGTTCACCCGCTTATCGTTGCCATAT